ATTTGCCCTTCGATGGCGTTTTGTAGCGGAGGCAACGTCGCCTGCACGAACGTGTTGACCGCCGTAACGATTGCCAGCCACGCCGGCAAAAACATGCTGCCGATCGTGGTGCTCAGGTTCTGCATCTGCGCATCCAAAATGCGCTGTTGGTTGGCCAGCCCACCCGAGGTTTTTCCAAAATCTCCTTGGGCCGCAGTTGTCTGAGCGAAAATTTCGGCTTGGGTAGCAAGCAGTCTCTGCTGGGCAGTCAATTCTTCCACCTGACCACCGAGCACTTTTTCGAGGGCCAATCCAGCCTGTTCCATGTCCCGGCTGGCATCGGATGCTTCAATTGACGATTCGCCAAATTTGGCGACAGATTCGTTGTATGCCCGCTGAGCTTTTTCCACCGCCTCCGTTGCTCTGGACAGCGCGAGAGCGTCGACCTCTGCATTGACCAGCCCCATCGACAGAGCCCTGGCCTTGATGGTCGCTTCGCTCAGAAGCACTTGGTAGGCGCGGAGAGGCTCGCTCTCACCGCGGAGAGCAGCGCCGATCGCCTCGATAGCTTGTTCTGGTGTGGTGTTGCCGAACGACGCCAAATCGCTGGCCAACTCAGACAGGCTTGTCGAAAAGTCAACCAGCTCGTCACCGGTGACCCCAGCCGCTCGGCCAAAACCCGCAAACGTGGCGGCGGCGTCCAGTGCCTGTTGCTGGCTCTGGCCAAAAGCGGTCGCAGTCGTCTGCGACCACTCTTTGATCGTATCGGAAACATCGCCAAACAAAACGTCCGTCTTGCTGAGCGTCTCGTTGAGGTCGCTGGCAGCGCTTACGCTGTCCGCTCCAAACTGGAGCAGTGCTGCACCAGCCGAGACCGCCATCCCGGCGATGCCTTGGCCGACGCCTTGGGCGATACCAGCCATGACCGAGCCGAATTTGTTGGCTGATTTGTCGGCGGATTTTATCTGATCGGAAAAATTGTCGAGCTCACGCGCGCTTTGACCGATCTTGCTGTCAAACCCGCTGGTATCGGCAACAATCTGTACGTTAAGGGTGTCCGACATTTGCCCCTCCGACCAGCGCTGCGAATTTTGACAACACCTGCTGGCCTGTCAGAGGTTTTTCTTCCGGCTTCCACCAGTCGGGCATAAATTCGCTGACCGCAAACGGTTTTGGATGGCGCTTGCGGTCTCGGGATGCATTGGCTGACAGGGTCATCATCATCGCATTTCTCAAATCTGCCCGCTGCTCGCTAGATGGTTGGATCGCCAAGAACGCTGCCCATGTGGCAAATTCGCTGGCACCCATGCGTTGCTGGAGCTCGGCCACAGTGCACCCTCCGATTTCCAGGGCCAGCGTGTGCCACAGGCGCAGTTCGGCGTCGTCAATTAGATTTTTTTTTCAGCCTCTAGCGACCCCGGCACCATTTTGGACAGCACCATTGCTTCGGTCGCCAAACGGAACAGGATGTGCCAGGGGGCTTCCAGAAGTTCTTTGGCGTCCTGCACTGCTGGTGCGCCAGTTTCATCAATCCATGTTCGCCGGACAATTTCGGCCGCCAGCGTCAGCGCTCGGCGGGCAGCGTCAGGCGTCAGGTTTGATTTGTCGGCCAAAGCTCCTTGCAGTTGGATAGTGTCCACCATCAACTCGCTGCGCTCTGCTCCAGTGAGTTCACGCAGAATGACCGATCCGCCCCATTCGGGCACGTCGATCGTGACCTGCCGCAACACGCTTTGTCTGAGTACACTACTGTTGAGTATAGGCATATTTTGTGCTATCAGCTCTATACGTTATATGACACAGCGCCAATGACTTTGATGGTACAGCTGGCCGTCATTGCATCCTCCAGAGGTGATTCGGGGGTGAATGCCGTCACAATGCCACTAAACGAAAAATAATTTGTGTCGCTCATGATCAGCCGAAACGTTTTTGCCGTCCCGGTCAGCAGGAAGTTAACCAGACCAGTTGTTGTGTTAGTCGCTGAGTGCGAAGGCAGATCTGGATCGTAGATCAGATCGAACGTCACCTCGCCCCCATCGCGGAGGCCCGGCGTAAACGCACGCCACTTATTTGTGTCACGTGCTGTTACTTCGACGGCGTCTTGTGTCATGGACGGACCACTGATGTCACGCACCTGGCCGACATCGACGAATGTTGTGCTAACCGTATTGACCCGCAAAACAGATTCATAAGCTGTGTACTTTGCCATTTTTCCCTCTATTCAATCAGATATGCGCCGGATTCATCGACCAAATAATCCCCTACATGATCAACCAAATAAACAATGGGTTTTGGTTGACTGACCGTCCTCAACGTGATGCTGGCCCCGAGCGCATCTTCCAGAGGCATTTCCGGCGTTATGGCCGAAACCATTGCTTGAAACCTGAACCCATCGTACAGGTTGGCGACATCTACCGTTTGGAGTTCTGCCGACCCTACAGACCCATTCAACAGAGCATTCAGTAGTGTGTCGTGCGTCGCCAAAGCGGAATCGTAGATGACATCAAACGTCAATTCGCCACCATCCCGCAGGCCGGCGGTGTACACCCGGCTGCTGTTTTCGCGGGTTGTCACGTCTACTGCATCTTCGACCATCGACGGCCCAGAGATGTCACGAACCTGAGCAATCACAACGCTATTCCACGACAGTGCGGCAGAGTTGGGGCCGACGTACTTGGCCATTATAGATTAACCTCCTCGATATTGACCGACAGCACAAAGCCAAAATATGGTTGGCCATTGTACGTCAGGTACTGATCGTTGGCTCCTGCCGTCTCCCTGCCAGACGTGATCCCAGTATCGTCCGTCACGCCCATAATCACAACTTCCGGATCGAGATGGCGGTTGTGCAAAAATGCATCGAGCGCTTCCTGAAGCATTACAATGCCATCCTGAATTTTATTGTTGCGATTGCCTTGGCCCAGAGTGTGGAGATAGAACGCAACGTAGTACGTGCGAGTAACAGAGTACAAATCCCGAGCGCTACGTGAGTACGTTGGCACGCCGGCCGGCCCAGGAAACGTCAGTACGGCAGGGAGCAGTGCAGTGTCCAGAGCTGGAGGATAATTGCCGGGTGGAGCGTAGACAACACCTGGCACCGTCATTGCACGCTGCTGAGCGAAAGCAATCGTTGTGCTGATTGTCATCGCAGCCTCCGGTACGGTTCCAGAATCTTGCCGACATCTCGGGGAATTCCCTGCGGTACCTCGATCACACCAGCGCCCGGAATCGCTGTAACGTCAAACGTGTTGGAGTCCTTTTGCCGATACATGTACGTTGCCATGCGAACTGTCGCATGCACGATGTCTGCTGGGGCCGTCACGCTGTACGCCCACCGGCCCGTGATGCTGATGGCGTTTTCTGGGTCCTGATCGAACGTCCAATACAAGCCGCTGTTAAGTTTGAACCGCAGCCCGTACCACGGTGTCTGGTTGCGCGGGTTGGTGACATACGAGCTTGCAGAGATGGATGTCCCGTCTCCATTGATCACCGTCGTAATCTGGCACAGATCCAGAGCGTACGGTGTCCAGTCCAGCACCATGTAGTGGTCGGACGTGTCATGCTCGGCGTCAAACAACTTGGTTGTATCAGCCGGAGCCTCGAACGTCCGATGTGTATGGTTGTCGATCGCGAACTGGGCCCGGGTCAACAACGATTCCAGAAGAGGATCATCGTCGTTGACGTCCAGGCCCATGTACGCTCGCAGTTGAGCCACGCTTGCATATGCCATTAGATCATCGCCATGTAGACCAAATCATCCCCGGCGTTGTTGCAGATCCGATAGAACACGTTGAGATTGTCAACCTGAAGCCACTCAGTTTCCTGCCCGGAATCCAGTTCCCAGCCCGTGGTCGTATCGGTAGAGCCGTTGGCAACAGTCACTCCAGCGCCACCAATGTAGACGTTTCCGGCATTGTCCGAAAGCGCCTTGAATTTGACCCGATAGCAGGTGACATCTGGCATCTGCACGGCTGTCGCCGAGCCGGCCAGCTCGCCGGTCTTGATCGTGGCAAACGTGCCGGGCTCTTCACGGATCGCACCGCTGGCCAAGCGCACAAGAGCGATACCCATGTTACGCCACCTTGCGGCTGATGGCCTGCCCGATGATATTGATCGAGCGGGCAGCACCAGTGTTGGCCTGCACGCCAAGGTACGGCTTGAGGTCCGTTGCGTTGGTCAGGGCGGTCGACGTGCTGACAAGCGCTCCGTTGATGTAAAACTGAGCGATGCGCGACGCATCAATCGCCACACGCAGCCGGTACGTTGTGCTGGCCGCAACCGCAATGCCGGTATCGGTAGCCGTGTCGGTGCCGCCGATGCTGTGGATTGCCTGCCATTTGCCAGAGTTGGTCGCCGCGGCGTAACGGAAAAACGCCTGGTCATTGTCGGTGGCCGTGACCGATGTGTTGGTCAACTTGAGCCCAGCCCAGATGGTCATCGACGTAATCGTAGCCGTGGTGCGCAGCGCACACTCCCAGATCGTCTCCTGGTCAGTACCCCAGGTGACCTGCTCCCAGGCTGACTGGTTGGCGTCCAGATGCGGGACCAGAATCATCTGATCATTGTCGGCTCCGGCCGTCGTAAACGTGAGCCCTCCCTCAGCGTAGTATGTGCTGAGCGCAGAGGTGCCATTGGTGCCGAGCACCTCGAAGTCTGGGTCGGCAATCATCCGAGTCGCTTCGGACGCATTTTGGATGTCAGCGTTGATGCCTGGCTTGCCACGCCGCCCGGCCGCCCACGACAACTCGTAGCGGCTGGAGAGCGCATTGAATCCAGTGAGCGAGTAGTCACCGCTGAGCGCTAGGGGGACGCCATCAAACTGGACGCTCGCCGTGCCATTTGCATATTTTTGGCCAAAGCGCAGATTTCCGCCTGTCCAGGTCGATTTAACATTTGCAACAGTCATATCCATCCTCCTCGGTTATGGCGGTGGTTCCGCCGATTTCGGTATCCACGTATCCAGCGTGTGTCTGAATTTTTCATAAACTTTTCAATATACGCGTATATAAGAAAAGTTTATCAAAATCGTCGACACACGCTGGATACCTGGATACGGATCCTAGTCAGTGATTGCAGAGGCCAGTGGGAGCCCAGGGTAGCGGGGCACACCGATAAATGTGATGTTAACAGTGTTGCTGGCGTTGCCGCCGCTGTCATCTAGGTAGACGCAGTCGAACCCAGCGCTGAGCGCATCGGGGTCGATTTCGAACACGACTACCTGATTGGGGGCAACGCCCGTGTCGATGGTGTAGGTTTTGGCCGCCGTCTGGCGCACCAACACATCGCTGGTCGTGCCCGCATCCACATCGGCATAGATGTCGACGTTGTTGGCTACGGTCTGGCCACCGCCGGCCACCGCCGTCGCCTCTTTGACCGTCAGCACCAGATCAGTGTCAGCGCTGCCAGTGTGCGTGACAACGATAGCGCCGCGGTGGAAATTTTTGAGCGACACCACATCACAGGCCACGGCGTTAGCCGCACCCTGATAGAGCTGGACAATTTTGTGAGTCTGAGAGATGTGCATGAGTATCTCCTATGCCCGGGTGGCCAAAGCGACGAATGGGGACACGGTCGCCGTGCCCTTGTGCGGGGTCAGCGTATCGTGCCATGCGGGCTGGCCGTCGACACGATAGACAAATCGGTAAGCGGTCTCGTCTGTCAAAAACTGGACGTGGATGCTGGTCTCAGCCTGCAGCCCGCCCTTTTCGATCATGACATACTGGGACAGGTCGGCCAGAATGATGTCACCGACAGTGCCCAGCGTGGAGCAGTATTCAATCGGCACAATCGGACGGCCCAGCAGCGTGCCAAACGGCGCACCACTAATCCCGTTAGCTGGCAGATACACCGGCATGCCACCAGTACCGACAGGCATATCGAGAGACAGCAACTGGGCCTCGATGTCCTGATTGATAAACCAAACAGCGTTGGCACGCGAGCGGTTCCACATCCTCAACCACATTTTGAAAATGTTGGCGGTCACCAGCGTGGCCGCCGCCTGGCCCGTCTCTTTGGCGACGGTGACCAGCGCCTGGCTCGACAAAATGCCGAGAGGCTGGCCTGCACCAGTGCCATTGACGATCGAGTCCTCGACTAAAAACGTGAGCTCCTCGCTAAATCCCTGCTGCATGATGTTGCCGAGCGCCGTGGTGTCGGCGAGCAGCTCGTCAGTTACGTAGGCAACGCCGGCCAACTTTTTGAGCTGGAGCGTCATCTGCCGGAATTTTGGCTTGGTGGCCAGTTTGGTGCCCGCTTCGGCAAGCCAGTAGCCCTGGATACCACCCCAGCGGCTGCCGGTCGCCCGGCTGGTCTCGTCGATGGAATTCATGACGAGCGAATTGCTGTTGGCGCTGATCTGGATGCGACGGGTGCGGCTCATCACGCTGCCCATCTCATTCATCCTCTGCAGGATCTCCGCCGCGAAGTCCGGCTGGACAAGAAATCCTCCATCACTCGGAACACCCTCTGACAATCCGAGAGCTTTGGCTCGCTTGGCCTGAGCAGCCAGACGCTGGTCAGCACGATGGGGACGCATAGCTGCCTCGGCCACAGCGTAGAGCTGTTCGCCGAGCGACTTGAATGGCATATCAGCCATCTTGTCAGTCTCATCAGCAGTAACGACCAGTCGTGCCGCCGATTTGGTGGCAGGTTCGCTTTCAATCTGCGTTCGGAAAGCCTTGAGCGCATCGATCTCATCGCGCAGTGCCTTCATTTCGTCGTAACCCATTTTTTTGTCTTCCATTTCGATCTCCACGTTTGCGCCCGAGGCCATCATGTCCAGTTCGTGCAGTAGCTGCGCCCGTTGCTTGTAGCTCTGGGCGAGATCCAGATCGCCTTCCATCACGGCATTGCGGGCCAGATTGATACATTCCATCCACGTCATTTTGAGAACTCCTGTTGCATCCTATCCAGCTCATCCAACATCGCAGCTGCCGCAGATTTTTTATCCGCCTCTGGAGCCGCCTCTGTACAATCATAGCAGGATGCCATCAACAGATTGTCGATGCCGAGCGATTTGACCGCCGCCACAACGTTGTCGTCAATCATACGCGGATCCATCGGCTGGACCGTGAGCGTGTCTCTGCGCAATGGCCATGCTACGATCTCGCCGTTGGCCGCTTTGACCACACCGTCGGGGATTGCCTCCGTGCTGGTACCAATGAGCCCGGCCCGAATGAGCTCCTCCAGAAACTGGACGTACTTGTTGCGCCGGTTGAGCACACGTTCGACAAACAAACCTTTCTCGTCGACGATGGCTGTCTTCCAGTCGACCCGGCCCAGCACATCGTCAGGGCCAGGCTCCCCAGACGGGGCATAGCCATGCTCCCAGTCAACGGCTAAGATGTCGGCTTGGGTGTAGGGTGATTCGAAAATGGTTTTGGCTGTGAAGAACTCGCCTACCGAACCGTCGGGATTGCGCCGGTGCGATGCCAGCCCCTCCAAATCCCGACCGCCCCACAGCACCATGTAATTGCCGATGCGCAGCTCGTCGGCGGTCATGCCGAGCGCCTTGACCGTATTTTTGCCCTCATCGATATCGTACCAGTCATAGCACGCCCAAAATCCGGGGGCCAGCGGATCTCGCTTGTCGCTGCAACTGTGCCGAGCCAAGAAGCTTTCTCGGCGCTCGGGGATGTCTCGCTGCATGGGCAGTTCTGGATCCCCGTAG